ACCAACAAATTCAAAGGGTTAGCTTCGGCTAGCCCTTTTTTGTTTCTGTCCAATGACCAAGGACAGACCAAGAGCAGACCATTAGATACCGGCTGCAAGCTGTGCCAATGGCGAAAGTTCCACCGCCTGGGAGAGGTGGTCTGGTGACAGGTGGGCGTAGCGCATGGTCATCTTAATATCACCGTGGCCCAAGATCCTCTGCAACGTCAGAATATCCCCACCGCCCATCATGAAGTGACTGGCGAAGGTGTGCCGGAGAATATGCGTCAGTTGGCCAGGTGTATCAAACCCGCAACGCTCATATGCCCCTCGAAATGCAGCACGGCAAGAGGTGAACAACCGGGTACCTGGTAACGCATTTTTGAACGCTGCATCAATCACTGCCTGGGGAACAGGGACAGATCGGCTTTTGCCGTTTTTGGTTCGGTGAAAGTGGATCTTGCCCTGGGCAAATTGAGATCTCGTCAGGGTTTCGGCTTCTCCCCACCTGGCTCCAGTTGCAAGGCAGATCAGCGCGACCGGGTAGGTATGATTATTCTGCGACTGGAGACACTCGCCCAACAGTTGCTGCACCTGATCCAGTTCAAGAAAGCTCAGTTCAACATCATCTACCTTGATCTGTCGTACACCATCCAGCGGGTTAACACCATGCCAAGCGCCAAGCCGGATCAACTCGGAGAACACAGCAGAAAGGTAACGCTGTTCGTGATTGACCGTAGCCGGTGACACCTCAGACAAACGAGCAGCCCGGTAACGCGCCCAACTCAACGCTGTGAATTCCGACGCTAACGGGTTGCCCATGCGTTCAGCAATGGACAGAGTACGAGTCAGCCGGGTTTTATGGTCCTTAAGAGTCTGGCCATGCAAGTCATACCAGACCTGTATAAGGTCACTCAGACGGTCATCAAGAGGCCGGCCGGTGACAGTCATTTGCTCCTGATAGTCCTGCTGATAGCGCAATGCAGCCGACTTGGTAGCGAAACCATGCCGACGAATACGCCGACCATCAACGTAAAAGTCAGCCGTCCAGGCTTTGCCATCCTTTCGAGCTGTCACACCGCACGCCCCCATCGCACAGTTCGTTCAGCCAGCTTGTCCTTGAGCCACTTGTAGACATCACGCTCAGTCATGCCCTTATCAGCAAAATGGTCACGGATGACCGGCCAGCACTCCCATTCCTGCAACCGGTCAAACGCCTTTTTTGCGCCGACACGCTCCCGAGCCAACAGGCTTACGAAGTTGCCCATGAACAGCTCCACGTTTTTACCAGTGAACCCGCTGGAGGTCTTGTAATAGCGCTTGTACTCGACTTCATCAGACAGCGACTCAACCGGCACCATAACGGTTACATCCTCACGTAACAGGGTCCAGAACGCGTCATAAACGCCGGGACGAGAAAGCAACTTGAACGCGGTCAGACCATAGCGCCAGAGGCCATCAAGGTGGGCGGAGATTTCCGAATAGGTGCGGGTATCAATCAGCTCACCGGTCTGGATATTGACCGAGCCCTGGGCGAACTGGTCGACAACAGAATGATGATAACGAAGCTCCAGCCGCCAGACCGGTACTTTCGGATCGTAATTCTGTTCACAGTCAGGATCTAGCGGGTTGTCCAGGCCACGCCAGACCGACTGCCAATAGTCGAGTTTATCAATTGCCCGAGCCTGATCAGTCTTGTTGTACAGCGCCAGTTGTACGCCACCTGCAGAGCCGAACAGGAAGGATTTACCACGACCATACACTGCCGCCCGTTCGTCGAACTCGATACGCTCAACACCGGTGAATTCACGCTGTGCACGGGCGCGGCAATGCATGCGAGCCATAAGGTCAGCCGGTGGGTTCCAGCCCTGAAAATCAAGCGCAAGGTGAACCGCGCACTGATTAGGTTGGCAGTCAGTCAGGATCTCACCGGCCAAACCATCCATAAGCTGCTGCAGCGCCTGGGGACTGTGTGAGGCGATCAGGTGGGGCGATGCTTCGAACTTGAGGTGTGGCCCCACGTCGTGGGCCTTCACGTTATGGTTTTTCAGCAGGACTACCAGACCAAGGTCATTATTCTGCAATTTGAACTGATAACCGGAGTCACGGCCGACCCGGCCAACGTGCCACTTGATGCCGAAGTAGTCCGCGATCAGACCGACAGCACCGCCGATCTGTTCCAGCAGCTCAGCCGGGACAGATCCCCGGTACAACTGGCGCACGGTATCAACCCGGCAACCGAGCAGCCGAACACCGGACAGGTCAGTTTGTGTCAACTGATGAGGATCTAGAAAAACCCTCGAAAAATCATCAGTACCAGCAAGGCTGGAGATTCGAACCTGATCAATTGGAGCTGCCATATTCAGTACCTTATGTAACTAACTGGTTTAATGAGGCTATCGCCAACCTATTCAATGACGTGCTACAGGGACGTCAGCGCGCCGGTTTGCGCACGCGCTCGGGACTCGCTGCGTGAGCAAAACCGGGCGCGTTACCATGCGAATTGGCCCTTCTCGTAAGGAACAACCGTTACCCGGGTTACCTGGGGAGGTTCAGGGCCGAAAGCTGGGAACGACGAAGACCGCAACGGCGGGGACTGGACCGAGGGCCGCAGCTGATTGGGTTGCATCCCGTTCTGATTGAAGCCGCCCTGAGCGAGCTGCTGTTGCTGATCAGGCCGAGTATTGTCGAAATAGCCATGCTTAACCGCATTCATACAGAACTGGAATCCCACATCCACCCGTGTAACCTGCTGCGTATAACAAACACAGGAGGTTCTGACGCCGTTATAAACGCCGATAGGATGTGAGGTACGCTCCAACAGGTCAGGATCATCACTGGCAGCGCAAAACAACCGTGGATGAGTCTGGGGCGATGTCAGCTCATCGTATACCGGGGCCGACGCGGGTATGTTCGGCACCCTTGGTTCGAGCTGGGCTAGATACTGCGTTGCTGTGAGTGGCTTATCACCTTCACCAACGGAGCCGAATAGAGAACCAGTTGTTGAACCAACAGCATTTTGCACCTGAGCAACAACAGAATCAGCCTGACCGGATTTTGAATCATCACTTCCATAAAACAAATTTAAGGCCCGAAACACAAGAAAAGCCGTTACCAGAGTAGCGACAGCAAAGAACATGGCTTTTTTTGAAGGCTTGAATTTGAAGTGATGGCCAGCCTGCGCACTGCTGTAAACCCCAAAGTATTTTTTATCGAGACTGACGGTGGTTTTATCGGCCAGCTTATTGGTTGGAAACTTATCGACCGTCTCATAACAGCGTTCGGTCTCATAGCGCACCAGCTTGGACGAACCAAAGATACGGGAATAATGAATATGCTTGTTGCACAGTCGCCGGGCATGCACATCAAGGAAACGCGGGTCCTGGGTGATCAGGTGAACTTCATGACCCTGTTTACGCATAATCTCGAAGCGGGAGCAGTATTCAGGCACATCCTTACGAGGGTCACGAGTACCAAAGAATTGTTGCGCCTCATCCACAACGACAATGGAGTCTTGAGGCAAGTCAAACCATTTATGTGGCTCCTCGAATTCAAACCAATCGGCCTGGAGCTTATCAGGCTCCAAACCGGTGACATTATGGAAGTAGACCGGGCGCCCCTCCTTGTGGGCTTTCTGATCAACTTCCTTGATGGTGTTAAGGGTTTTGCCATGGCCCATAAGACCCGTTCGAATGTAAAGCATGCTCTATCCCTCAAGCCTTCAATACAAAGTCTTTTTTACGGCCGGTCAGCTTGTTCATGCCAGACAGAACCATTCGTGTGGTGATCGCAGCCAGATAGATATTGATCGCTATATCGACCTTGGCCACACCCAACATGGACTGCATCATCGCGGTAGTTCCACCCAATTGGGATTCGATGTAACCAGCCGCCTGCCCCATGACCTGGTTGATCCCGATATAAGACACAACACCGATCCCCAGAGCTTTGAGCAGTTTGGTAACAATGGGAACGACTATGACGCTGAATAGAATTGCAAGGTGGTAAAACATTATTCACCTCCAAAAGCGCGACCGACATACAAGGCACCGGCCAAAGTTGCGAAGGCAACAATCAGATAACCCAGAGCATCCGCAAAGCTGCAGAACGGCCCGGTATCCAGTTGGAAAGAACGCCCACTCAGGGCAATGGCGATAGGAGGCGGACAGCTGGATGGCAGAAAGCGGCTGCCTTGATTGATAAACCCTTCAAGTTCAACCGTTTCATTATCATCTTCCGTAAAGTGATATTCATCACCTTCAAGCAGCTCAGTTATCTGCTGCTTTTGCTCATCACCATAATTCAACAGCTCTTCCATGCGGCAATTCTGTTCGCGGGTGTGCCAGAAAATAGCGCAGTCATAAGCATCACCCGCACACTCAACCGGGCGTTCATCTTCACAGGCAACACCCTTTACATTGTTCTTGTCATCACGACCGCCGCCACCGCCGCCAGGAGTTCCACCAGTACCACCGTCGCCGGGGTCTCCACCATCGCCGCCACCATCACCGGGATCACCACCATCACCGCCGCCATCCCCACCACCATCACCGCCGCCTCCGCTTCCGGGCGTGGTGGGATCTTTCTCGTTAAAGATCTTGGAGCAGGTGGTGCCCGTCCAGACATAGCCCGGACCACAGTTATTTGAGGGGTCGGTGGGATCACCCGGATCACTAAGAGGCGGAAAGTCTAAAGGATCATCAGACGGCGGTGCTACATCATCAGGACCACCGCCACCACCGAGCCCAGGACCCGAAAACATGGGGTTTTCACCGCCTTCACATTCAGTACCCTGCCCGGTATACATGCGAACACAAAATTGCTGTAGGGAGTCACCCCCAACTAACGTACCGCATGACGTTTTACCCTCACCGGAATCAGCAGTAAAACGGCAACCAGCACGGCAAACAGAATAAGGCGCTTCAGGAGAGCCAGTTGGCCAAGGGTCATAAGGGTTAGTACGAGTATTAGCCAAAAACATATGCCCAGCGCCCATGCCCTGGGTGGATTCACACTTTTCAGGTTCATCGGGCTCATCACAAGAGCCGGTTTCGGGGTTGTATACATCATCAGGATTGGGGCAAGAGTCGCCATGCCGAGTAACATCGACAAATGCAATCCTCACTCCAGTGTTCGGGTCTAATGCGCCAAATTTCCATCTGGTTTCTTTTTTCTCTACAATCTCCGGCAAATAACCGCGTTGCCCATGGTATCCGTTACTATAAGCCTCAGTTGGCGTACTCCCGCGACCGACAACACCATGAGTGTTATTAGTTAACCAATAATAATCCTCAGCCCAAGCCCCAATACTCGACATCATCAAAACAAGAAACAATATTCGCCGCATAATCACACCCGCCCAAAAAACAAAACCGCAAAAGCTGCGGTTACGACAATCAGATAATAAGTGTTGGGATCAATCGACATTTTCCGGGCCTCCCTGTGAAGGAATGCCCCTGGTTGCCCAGGGGCGGTACATCAGATAGCGCGACGCATGTATTTGAAACCAGCAGCCACGATCAAAACACCGAGCACAGCCCAACCAATCGTTTCAACATCACCAGAAACACCGGTCAAAGATGCAATGGCGGCGGTAGAGTCCGCCATTGCAACACCAGTACCAGCGGCCAGCAGACCAACACCAGCGCCAACTTTCTTGAAAATGCCTTTCATATCTGAACCCTCACAACAGTTTTTTAAGTACCAGGAAGCCGAAGACCGCCGCAAATATAAGCAGTGATGCGTCGATCAACTGTTGAGACTCCTCTGGTGTTAAAGCAGGGGAACTAATTTCCTCTGCTATTTCCTCGCTTGTAATAGTGATCAGTGTGCCGTCACAGGCAATAGCACCCGAGCCAACAGACCAAGCTCCATCACAAGCAAGAAATTTCATTTAAACCTCACAGAAACATCGGCAGATAAAGACCGGCTGCCAGATAAAGCAGGCCACCGGCTACGCTGCCAAATACCGTATAGAACGCCAGCCGCAGCAACTTGCGACGAGCGCGGCGCTGATAATGGGCTGGCGTCTTGATCATGATCAGTTAGCCTTTGCCTGGGGCTGGTTGGTAGACGGAGCTGGTTTATTCTGGCTCTGGTCCGCAATCACTCTGACCAGGTGGTCGGTGTTGGTGGTGTTTCCGAAGCCGTTACGGCTTTCCCGCGGCTCAGTTTCGAAGGTTGCCATGATCGGGCCGTTTGCGAGGTTCAGCGCGTCGTAAACCTCTTGCTCAGCGGTAAAGCTGGCAACCGAATAGCCCACTTTGTTGGGGCGAGTGCCACCAGCGGGAACCAGTACTTCGACCGAAGCACGAATTTCGGCAGTGTCCTTTTTCACGTAAAAATCTTTGTTGATGACAAACAGCGTTTTGGTACTTTTCAGCGTTGGAATCTGGAACATGCTCTCTTCCTTTTTTCGACTTACGGTTATTGCCCGTCAGTGGGCGTGTTAAAAGATTGTTGACAAACTTGAACTATCGCCTCGGCTAACTCGACGGCGTGATCAGCTTGGATAAACATTGCGGCTGCCATTCCCAGCAGGAACGGAACAAGCCAGTTACTTGCTACAAAACGCAGAGTACGTAACCACATGCGATATTTGATGTTCACTGCGGTCACCATTGGCCGGCCATGCCGCCGCATTCACTTAGGTATCCAGCAACATTACGGTGAAATGTCTCCAGCCATGCGGGATCACTAACCTTGTCCGTGATGTCACGGTCTAGATGCGTTCTGGCTAAAATATCCAGCACGTAGCGAAGCCCTCTGTAACAAAAAGGCAAATCAGCTGATAAATGCTCTTCAAAATCCAAAATAAGTTGCTGTACTTGCTGGGGGCCTTTACGGGCTCTATTCGCTACGCTCACGGAGTCATTCACTTTGTTACTGTCTCCGCCCTGCCGGGTAACGATCCCTGGCCTTTGCGAGCTCTGCTCACTCAAAACCAAATTCAAAACCGCTCGGGTCTCAGGTTCTGGGCAGGGGTTCATCCCCCAACCCGACACCACCGCCTGTCGCTGATGGAACCTGAGCGCTGTGGACTGAGCGTCAAGGGTCCGCTCCGCCCTTCGGCCCTTGACGCTCACTCCCCAGCACTCCGAGACGGTCCCGCGACTGGCGACGGTGACGGGCAGGGGGATTCAGAGGAAGCAGCGAGATCAGGACAACCCGCACTCAACCATTGAGCAAGCACCAGGCCGCCGAGGGTCCACACGTTGGTTCCGCGCTGTACGGCTTCCTGTTGCAATGACAGATAGACCGATGACGGTGCGTGGACGTAGAAACGGCGGTCCTTGTCCTCGACAACCTTCTGTCGTGGGGGAATCGTAGTCATTGGGATACCTCATCTAACTGCATGAAAAAATTGGACTGAACAGGCAGTGCAGCCTCGGGATTCGCCAAGATCTGGCAGCAACGGGTGGCCCTCGACTCATTGCGCAGGGTCATTTCCCGGTGGAAATCGTTGGTCCAGCACACGACGCAGGTGCAGCCGGGGTTATGCCTGGGGCGGTACTGGACAGGGATCATGCGGCACGCCTTGAATTTAAGAAGGCATTGCTTGCCAGCACCCGGAGAAAGCCTGCCTCTGAGAAAGTGATGACATCACCGCATTCCAGACCTGCGATGAATCCAGTCAGTCCGCCATAGAGGAGAATTGCCGCCTGTTGATCGTCAAGATTGGACTCAAAGCGATGGAGCTCAGAAAATTGCCGCTTGAGCTGGGCAAGTGCAAATTGCTTATTCATCGCCGTAATCCCCTTTGCAGAATATGGTTTTTCCACGCTCAAGGTCGCGGGTGATCTGGGCAAGGTTGACCAGGCGACGCCGACCGATTTTCACGGTGGGAATGGTTGAGGTCTCGACCCAGCCACGGACAACATCAGGGGTTACGTCAGCAGAACCCAGCAGCTGAGAAAACGCATCTTGAGTACACAACGGAGCATTGCGGATCACGGTCAGCGATCCGTCGCCATCAAGGTTCAACCCCATTACTCCTGTTTGTTCCATGGAAATACCCTATAATTGACAAATCGGTAGCAAAACGTGATTGGCACTATTTACTAATCACTTAATGCTAATTATAGGTACCTGGCGTATATTAGCTAGCAATATATGCTAATTACTTAGAAGATTTTGGAATGATAAGAGAGCGCATAGTTTCAATCTGGGAATATCAAAAGCTCACAGCAAAAAAGCTGGAAGAGCTGAGCGGGATTGATCGTGAAAAATGGTATGCGCTAAGAAAGGGCGGCAGACGGGCAAATGAAGACGATATCAACTCAATCGTGAATCTCTATCCAGAGTATGCCTTGTGGTTGGTATCTGGAAAAATTGCACCAGAAAGCGGACAGATAAGCCCCGAATACCACGAAGCAAATCAAAACTTGACCAATCACAGCGCGGGATAGCGATCACTGAGAAAGTAGCTAGACGCTGGTATGCCCGAAGCCATGGAAGGGAAAAGGAATGAAAGCAGATTGGGAAGATACGCCCTCAAGAATACGCCGTCGCAACAGCAACAGGCATTTCATGGTTGCCCTGGTGAGTGCAACAGGGCTGATATTTATGGGGCTGTATGCCACCGAGCTTTTACCGAAAGCTGTACAAATAGCAAAGGAATCAAAACAAGATTTTTCTAGCAAGCTAGAAACGCAACGCCCCTCAGAACGAATGGAAAGCAACCCATTCCGTCCAATCGGGGAAGCAGCCGAAGATCCCTATCTTGACCAAGTGAACAAGATGCTTGGCATAACCGAAGACTACGTTTCAGAACCTGCTGAAATACAATGGTCTGAGCCAGAGCCAGTACAGCGACCTGAAAAGCAAAAAAGCGTTTTCACCGATAGCAACTACATCCCGCCTGCCACCGTGAATACAATACGAATGCCACGGTCACAACCTCAGCCAGTACAGCCTCAACAACGAAAGCAGCCTTATGTAACTGTTGTAAAAGAAACCAAAATGAGTTGCTGGCCCTTCAAAGAAGGCTCAACGGAATGCAGAAAATACAAAGCCCAGAGCCATCAACTCTGGCGGCGGAAATGCGACACGGGAGCAGGCGACCAGTCTCATGCATGCAGGCAAGCAAACCGCTACGATCTGCGCTGACCATTTTGGCCTGTTTTTCTGAAAAGGTGGGTTTTTGCGGGGTTATGGACAAGCTGAAAGCCCCTATTCATGCGGACTCAAGGCGCAACGGGACCATAAGCAGATAATTCATAATGCTGGGGTCCCTGGTTCAAGTCCAGGTGTAGCC